CTCTTCCGAAATGTCTATAATACGTGAAAATCCAGTAGATACGTCTGTACTATTTGCTATATGTGGATCATAACGCACAAGTAACCTACCCTTATGAAAATTGGATGCAACTATTTGAAATCTATATCTCATTGTGCCTCGCCAATACATGAAAGGTAATGCAGCAAAACAACAAGGCGGAAAAATATAATGATTCACATCATATACATCAAATATCACTGGAGTAACCGCTATAGTTGTTAGTCTCCTATCAGTTGCATAACCAACATTCCATGGAAATTGAAAAACATACGATTGCTTCGTAGCAATATTCACAATAGACATTTCATCTACATCAGATAAACCAACCGTGCGAGGATCCACAGTGATTTCCTGCTTCACATCTGCAGTTAGCTTGAATGAATTGTCCACTACATTAGTATTAGCCATATTACCTGCATATTGAACTCTCACATTCTGCATGTCAATAGCAACGGGGCGAGCATAACCGAATAAAGATGCTATTCCAGCAATCGTAGATGCGGCCATTTGCGAAGCTCGAGCAAAAGGTCCTATAACAGGTACGTTGGACAAAAGACCACTAATTTTGGCGACGGTGGTTGCTGGTTGAGAAACGACTCCTGTATACTCATCTCCAATTTGATTATCAAGTTGCTCGGTAGGCAGAGCTGATGTGGGCGTTGACAAATGAACATCCTCCGCCCAAGCATAAACTGTAATTCTCACCTTATCAACAGCTCCTGCTGCATGTTTCAAGGGATTCATTGCAACCAAATCAATAATACCCATGTTGTCCCAATCATGATTCGGAATTGACATGGCATTGTTATAAAAGAAAAAAGGTAACACCATCTCCCCACCCTGATTGGTATTGGGATCCAACAAAATAAAAGGGCGTGAGGTGTACCGAATCAATTCAGGTTTAAAAAGAGGTAATAACAGTGGATAATCTGAATGATTCGGTAAAGGGGTGTAAGAACACACAACACGTCCATAATGAAACGCATTACCGTTTATTAAAAATTTCAAATGCAAACGGCACCTTAAATTATTATAATTGGAAATTTTCTTGACAATAGACGGAGAAGTCAAAAATTTATCCCAAGGATTAAACGTTCCATTAAAATTTGTGTCAGTAGTGGCCCAATCAACAGTATATATCATAACTGGACGCGCCATAAACTGAGCTAATGTAACATTGGCTGTATCAGTCATATCTCTTGTAGGATCTGCAAGGGAGTCGACTGATGTAACCCACGGATCTGCTTGATCGTGAAAAGTGGCAGTTTCTTGCATGGCATAATTATTTCCTTGCGCAACACTCGACAAACCACTTTGATTTTCCAATACATAATCACAATCAAAACAAAAACAATTTTCGTCAGAACTATAGCAGAATTCACATAAATGCGTAAACGCTGTACTTGCCTCTGACCCAGCACAGTACTTTTTTAAAAATCTTTGAAAAATAACTTCTGTAAACCTCTTAAAAATTCATGGATAAGAGTCGGGTTTAAACTCCTTCCACTAACATATAAAATTGGGCGTCACCCCTACACTAAATAATGTAAAATATATAACTCTTCATGTAAGCCTATGAAAACATAAATATATGTAAATAAATGAAAACACGGTATCCAATACATAAGACTCATTTTTAACTGTTTAACTAAAACACCCGATGAGTCCGGGAAAGAATTAATGGTTCTATATTTTATACTTCTCACGATGCTGAACCATCAAATCATCATAAGAAGTGTCCAAAAAAGGAATAACCATATGTGCTTTTTCAGCTACCAAGCACATTTTTCCTCTCATCTCTTCATACTTTTCCTTCCCATAGAAAAACCACTCACGCATGGCTCCTTCAATATTATCCATACACTGTTCTCTGTTAGTCACTGCTTTGGACTTAAGAACAGCATGCAACGATTTATAGATCGACATTTCATCCAACATCCCTACGTACATGTTCAAATCGTCATCGAATCTATTTTTCCTCTTAAGAAAATCAGCGTCCGAATCACACATATATGGCACCGGTACTGATTCTTTATCTGGCATGGTAAAAACAACACCACGTTCCTTTAACCAATTGGCCAAAGTAACATGATTAAAGAAATCATAGCCTTTTTTAACAGATCCTTTTAGATCATCTCCATAAGTCATGATAGCGGCAACATCTCGAAATTTCGGTAAAGAACACCACACTTGAGGCCACACAATTGAGTGAAATCCACATCTCACTATCAAAGAATTTGCTAGTGAGTTTAAGTATACTGTAATGTTCTGTCCAGACGGATTTGATCCAAATAGCATAATCAAATCACCATTATATGCAACAAGTGGATTCACAACATCAGCAGCAATCCCTTTCATGATCAACAAATCATCTTCTGAATAATTGCCTGATTCTCTGGCCAAAGAAATCAATACATCAAACACAGCAATAGTAATTTGTTGCGATAAACGCAAATCATATTTGGAATAATCCCCTGCCAGAATTCGATTTTTCCCATATTTTGTCATATGTGTCGCTAACTCATGCCATTCTGGACCATGTGCATTCACTCCAACAGCACATTCTGTCAAAACTGGATATAGCGACAAAAAACGGGCAATGGGTAAAAAATATTTCCGTATACCCAATTGCAATGCAATTGGTGCCGCTTCAAAAACCCTTACTTTATCCTTAGATAATTTGGTCGGCTCATCCTTCAAAGAAGCTTTAAAGATTGGATAAGCTCTTTCTCCTTGTCTGTAAACGCACTTCATGCGTTCAAACTCATCCCAGAAACGTTGATCGAGTTTACGTAAACATTGATGCGTTTCAGATTCTCCTACTTCTAATATAAAACGATCTTTAGGTCCCGATAATGGAAATCCCAAAGATGTAGACATTTTCATGGCATCAATGAAACGCAAGGAATCAATGCCACAAACTGTTTCATCATTAGTAAGAGGACGCAACCAATCAAAATTGGATTCACGTATTTTCTGCAAAAGTGGTATGGAATAATCCAATACAGCCCACTCAAGATTCTTCCGTTCAAAACCTAAAACCGGATCCACCAAATGAACCAATGTTTCTTGCCATGGTTTCCAATAAGGGGGACCAAATTTTGGCTTACCCCAAATATTCCCTTGGCCACATACCTCTTCAACTATAAGAGATATTTCGGTAGGTTCAACTTTAGAATGTGGTGTTGACCTTCCGATTGTAGAACACAAAAATTCAACGTTTGCTCCGTCTTGCAAAAAATTTAATGGACTTTTAGGATGAATTTCGTTACTTACAGCTATATCAACTCCATATTGATTTGATAATAGAGTGCCAGCACTAGGCAAGGAAATCACACCTGGTCGTTTCTCTAGAAGTGTGATAGACTCTCTAACAAAATCTTGAGATATCCAAACAGCACCTCCAATGGAATATTTTCCACCTACATGAATGCCTAATAATCCTTTTGAAACTGACATGGATATTAGGGCTGCACCACACAAACCTTTAAACGTGGAATCTTGAAGATGGTACATGAAACCCTTCGATTTACACTCCTGATTTTGGATCTCTCCAAAAATGCTACGAGAATTTCGCCCAATTATCACTCCATCAATATTGCGATGCAATAAACGTACTTCTCCTGAAAAACCTGTACCTACATGTAAATACTTCACAAGGTCCTTAAAACTAGGACTTCCTGTAACATATACAATGAGCAAATCATCTGTGGGATGTTCAACAACTACGGTCCTATCAAAGAGCACTTCAAAAGTAACTCCATTCTCACCCTTTTCGCGACGACATGATAGCTTAACCAATCCACTGGTCTCGCCTAAAAAATGCC